ATGAACAGAACCGAGCGGGCAGTCATTGTGTGGAAGCCGCAGCCCCGGCAGCTGGAATTTATGCGCAGACCGGAGCCGGAGGCACTGTACGGCGGCGCGGCGGGCGGCGGCAAGAGCGATGCACTGCTCATCGAAGCGCTGCGGCAGGTGCACATCCCGCATTACCGGGCGCTGATCCTGCGCAAGACCTACCCACAGCTTTCCGATCTTGTGGATAAGAGCCAGATGTACTACCGCCGGGCTTTCCCGGAGGCGCAGTACAACGCTACCTCCCATGTATGGGTCTTTCCCAGCGGGGCGAAGATCTGGTTCGGCTCCATGCAGTACACCAAGGACCGCACCAACTATCAGGGCAAAGCCTACGATTTTATCGGCTTTGACGAGCTGACCCACTTTGAGTGGGACGAGTACAGCTACATGATGAGCCGCAACCGCCCCACCGGGCCGGGCACCCGGGTATATATGCGTGCCACCACCAACCCCGGCGGCATCGGTCACGGCTGGGTGAAGGCACGGTTCATCACCCCCGCCCCGCCCGGCACCCCCATTGTGGAAACCGTCACGGTGCGCCTGCCGGACGGCACCGACCAGCAGATGGAGCGGGCGCGGGTATTCATCCCGTCCAGCGTGTTCGATAACCCTGCCCTGCTGGCCAACGACCCCGGGTATCTGGCAAGCCTTGCCAGCCTGCCGGAGGCGGAAAAGCAGGCGCTGCTCTACGGCAGCTGGGACAGCTTTTCCGGGCAGGTGTTCACCGAATGGCGCAACGACCCGGCGCACTATCAGGACCAGCGCTGGACCCACGTCATCGCACCCTTTGCCATCCCCAAACACTGGCCCATCTGGCGCGGGTACGACTTCGGTTTTTCCAAGCCCTTTTCGGTGGGGTGGTATGCGGTGGACGAGGAGGGGCGGCTGTACCGCATCAAGGAGCTGTACGGCTGCACCGGACGTCCCAACGAGGGGCTGCGCATCGACCCGGTGGAGCAGGCCAAGCGCATCCGGGAAGCCGAGCAGAACGACCCGCTGCTGCGGGGCAGGGTGATCCACGGAGTGGCAGACCCCGCCATCTTTGACGAGAGCCGGGGCGAGAGCATTGCGGCCATGATGGAGCGCAGCCCGCATTTTTTGCACTGGCAGCCCGGGGACCACACCCGGCTGGCAGGTAAGATGCAGTTTCACTACCGGCTGCGGTTTGCGCCGGACGGACGGCCGATGCTGCAGGTGTTCAGCAGCTGCAAGCATTTTATCCGTACCCTACCCAACCTTGTATACGATGAGAGCAATGTGGAGGATATCGACACCCGGCAGGAGGACCACATCTACGACGAGTGCCGCTATGTGCTGATGGAGCATCCCATCAGCCCGCCCGAGGCTTCTGCCGCGCCGCCAAGGCCGGACGACCCGCTGGAACTGCACCGGCAGGCGCGGTTCTACCGCATCTGAAAAAACAGGACAGAAAGGAAAGAACTATGGAAGATACAAGAGCAGAAGCTTTGCCCATCGGCGCGGCAGAGGCGGCGGCTGCATTGCAGACGCTGCAGCGCTACAAGGCGGGCAAGGCGGCGCTGGACAAGCGCCTGATCGATAACGAACTGTGGTTCCGCATGGGACACTGGAAAAACTACCGCGACCCGCTGATGCCCGGCAAGGCGCAGCCTTCCAGCGGGTGGCTGTTCAACAGCATCGCCAACAAGCACGCCGACGCCATGGACAACTACCCCGAGCCCATGGTGCTGCCTCGGGCGGCAGACGACCAAGCCACAGCGCAGGCGCTTTCCAGCGTGCTGCCGGTGGTGCTGGAGCAGGCGGATTACGAGCAGGTGTACAGCGATGTCTGGTGGCGCAAGCTCAAGCAGGGTACCGGTGTTACCGGCATCTTCTGGGACCCGGCAGCGCGCGGCGGGCTGGGCGACATTGCGGTGCGCAGCGTCAACCTGCTGATGCTCTACTGGGAGCCGGGCGTGCAGGATATTCAGGACTCACCGGATCTGTTCCACCTCAGTTTAGAGGACACCGCCCGGCTGACCGCGCAGTATCCGCAGCTGGCGGGGCACGCCGCCGGGGTGGTGGACGTGCCCCGGTACATCCACGAGGACGGCCAGACCACCGCCAACAAGAGCGTGGTGGTGGACTGGTACTATAAGCGCCCGGACGAGAACGGCAAATTGCGTCTGCACTACTGCAAGCTTTGCAACGGCGTGGTGCTGTATGCCAGCCAGAACGACCCGGCGCTGGCGGCGCGCGGATTGTACGACCACGGCAAGTATCCCTTTGTGTTCGACCCGTTGTTCGTGGAGGAGGATTCCCCTGCCGGGTTCGGCTACATCGACGTGATGAAGGACTGCCAGAATGCCATTGATAAGATGAACCACGCCATGGACGAGAACGTGCTGCTGGCCTCCCGCCAGCGGTATGTGCTCAGCGATACCGCCGGGGTGAACGAAGAGGAGCTTGCCGACCTGAGCCGGGACATCGTGCACGTTGTGGGCCGCCTGAACGAGGACAGCTTTCGTCCGCTGCAGACGGCGGGCTTGCAGGGCAACAGCCTGAGTTACCGCAACAGCCGCATCGAGGAGCTGAAGGAGATCAGCGGCAACCGCGACCTGACGCAGGGCGGCACCACCGGCGGCGTGACCGCTGCCAGCGCCATCGCTGCCTTGCAGGAGGCGGGTAGCAAGCTGAGCCGGGATATGCTCAAGAGCGCCTACCGCGCCTTTGCAAAGCAGTGCTACCTCATCATTGAGCTGATGCGGCAGTTCTACGACGAGCAGCGGGTGTTCCGTATCACCGGGCAGCGCGGCGAGAGCGAATTCGTGCCCTTCTCGGCGCAGGGGCTGCGCGCAAAGCCTGTGCCTGCCGTGGGCGGGGTGGAGCTGGGCAGCCGGGAGCCTGTCTTTGATATCGTGGTCAGCGCCGCCAAAAAGAGCACCTTCAGCCGCCTGTCTCAGAACGAGACTGCCAAGGAGTGCTACCGGCTGGGCTTCTTTGACCCCGCCAACGCGGATGCTGCCCTTACGGCGCTGGAAATGATGGACTTTGAAGGGGTGGAAAAGGTGCGTGCCCGGGTGCGGCAGAACGGCACGCTGGCGCAGCAGCTGGTGCAGCTGCAGGGGCAGATGGCAAGACTGACCGCCGCCCTTGCACAGCAGCCCGGCGGCACCCAAACGGCGCAGGACACTGCCGGCCTGACGGCACAGCTGCCGGTGGCGGCGGCTGCCCGCGCCATGAACTGGAACGGAAAGGAGGTGAAGTGAGATGATCAAGGTATGTTACAGCGAGCTGGACGGACCCAAGGGCTTGAGCCTGCGGCTGGAAGCCGCCGGTCACGCGGGCTACGCGCCCGCCGGGCAGGACATCGTATGCGCTGGCGCAAGCACCCTGATGCAGGCGCTGGTGTACCTGCTGGCAGGGGAGGAGAGCGCCCGCAGCGATGCATGGGACGAGCCGGAGGGTCCGCGCCTTGCCGTGGCAGCACAGGCACCGGTAGCGCCGTGGGTGCAGGGTGCATTTGAACTGGCCAAGGCAGGCTTTACCCTGCTGGCAGAGCGCTACCCGGACAACCTGCGCTTTGCGGATGTGAGCCGCAGCGGACAGCAGAGCATGATGGACTTGCAGCTGTTTGCGGAAGGGGAAGCCGCACCCGCGTTGAGCCCGGAGCAGACCCGACAGGCGGTGGCTGCGGGCACCCTGAAGCCGGAAGCCCCAGCCGCGCAGCCGGAGGTGCCTCAGCAGACCCCAGCAGAGCCGGAGCCGCAGCCGGAAACACCCGCACAGGCTGAGCGCCCGGCGCTGCCGCCCCTGCCGCTGCCGGTGCAGAACACGGTGCACAGTCTGCACGCCCGCTGGGCGGCAGAGGAAGCCGCCATGCGCCGTAGCCAGCCGGGCTTTGACCTGAAAGCAGAGCTGAAGAACCCGGAGATGCGCCGTCTGATGCAGCTGCCAGGCATGCGGGTGCAGGACGCCTACCGCCTTGCCCACTACGAGGATGCCCTGCGTGCCACGGCACAGACCGTGGAGCAGGGGGTAGTGGAGCGGGTGCAGCAGCGCGCTGCGCGTCCGCTGGAAAACGGCCTGCGCCCCGGCGCAGCTGCCTCGGTACGGCCGGACGTAGCCGCCATGACCCGCGCCCAGCGGGAAGCCTTGGAGCGCCGTGTGCTGCACGGTGCACAGATCGAACTTTAATCTGACAGGAGAAAGGAAAAAAGCATGATGAATTTTAACATCCAGCTGTTTGCGGACGCGCAGACCAACACCACCGGCACTATGTCGGTGGAGATGAAGACCTTTTACGAGAAGCGCCTGATCGATCAGGCGGAGCCGCGCCTTGTGCACGACCAGTTTGCGGATTACTACCCTGTGCCCCAGAACGGCGGCAAGACCATCGAGTTCCGCAAGTACGACAGCCTGCCCAAGGCCAGCACCCCGCTGACCGAGGGCGTTACCCCCAATGGTCAGGCCCTGAACGTGACCAGCATCACCAGCGACCTGCACCAGTACGGCGGCTGGACCCCGCTGACCGATGTGCTGCAGATGACCGCTATCGACAACAACGTGGTGCAGGCCACCCGTGTGCTGGCAAGTCAGGCAGGCCGAACCATGGACAGCATCACCCGCGATGTGCTGGCGGGCGGCACCAATGTCATCTACGCCCCGAAGCTGGGCGCAGACGGCACCGAGACCGCCGTTACCAGCCGCAAGGCGCTGGACAAGAGCTGCACCCTGACCCCGAAGCTGTTCTTTCAGGCAGCGGCGCAGCTGGGCGCAATGAACGCCGACCCCATCGGTGACAGCTACGTTGCCATCATCCACCCCTATGCAGCCTACGACCTCAAGACCTGCAAGGAGTTCATGGAGGTGCACAAGTACGCCGACCCCGACACCATGTTCCGCGGCGAGATCGGCAAGCTGGGCAACATCCGCTTTATCGAGACCAGCGAGGCCAAAATCTGGAAGGACGACACCTGCCCGGCGGGTCTTGCGGTGTTCGGCACGCTGGTGCTGGGTGCCCACGCCTACGGCGTGACCGAGCTGGAGGGCGGCGGCCTTGAGCACATCGTCAAGCAGCTGGGCTACGGCGACGACCCGCTGAACCAGCGCGCCTCTGTGGGCTGGAAGGGGATGCGCGCCGCCGAGCGTCTGGTGGAGCAGTACATGGTGCGCATCGAGAGCGTGTCCAGCTACTCTGCCACCGCTGCCGCCAACTAAGGAGGTGCCCATGGCTGAAAAGAATGTGCGCATCCGGCTGTTCAAGGACAACAGCCGCTACAAGGGTGACCTGTTCGTCAGTGTCAACGGCGTGAACTACAAGATTCGCCGTGGCGTGGAAGTGGAGGTGCCGCCCGCTGTGGCCGAGGTGCTGGAGCACAGCCAGCGTCAGGACGAGCTGACCGCTGCCCGCATTGCCGCTGCGGAGAACGCAGCGCAGTAAAATCTGCAATATCAACGCTGCCCGGCTGGGAGAAATGCCCCCGGCCGGGCTTTTTATAAAAAGGATGTGATGAGATGACTGTAGGAGAGGCTTTGGAGCGTGCCGAGCAGCTGCGCCCAAACTGCCGCATTGAAACCGAGACCCGGCTGCAATGGCTGCGGGAGGCGGACGCCCTGCTGCGCACAAAGCTATTTGACCGCGCCGCCGCCGGAGCGTTTGACGCCGTGGGCGCAGACCGTCCGTGGGAGCAGCCGGTGCAGGATGACCAGACGCTGCTGGCACCGCCGCCCTTTGATGCCCTGTACCCGCACCTGCTGTGTGCGCAGATGGATGCCGCCTTGGGCGAGACCGACCGCTACGCCGGGGAGCAGGCGCAGTACAACGCCCTGTATGCAGAGCTGGCGGTCTGGCTGCGGCAGAACTACCCGCCCCGCAGCCGGGCGCAGTGGCGCTGGTAAGGAGGTGAGGTGATGGTACTGGCAGACAGAATACGGCTTGCCAACACCCGGCAGCTGCTGCGGGCCTTTGGCGGCCTGAACGAGACCTACGGCTGCTCGGAAGCAGAGTACAGCGCCGGAGTGAACTTTTCCACCCGGGATTTCCCCGCACTGAGCACCCGCACCCCGCGCCGCAGACTGCGGGCACTGACCGGGCTGAACGGGATGTATCACCTGAATGGTCTGCTGACCGTCTGCGGACGGGATGTCGTTTATACCCCGGACGATGCCGCCGCCCCGGCGGTGACGAAGCTGGACGCCGTGACCGACGGCCGCAAGGCGCTGGTGGGCATCGGCACAAAGATCCTGATCTTCCCGGACAAGTTGGCCTTTGATACGGCAGACGGCAGCGTTGCCGCACTGGGGGCACTGTGGACGGCGGCGGGCCAAAGCGTGACCTTTGCCCCCTGTGATGCCGCAGGCAAGACCTATCAGGTGGAGGCCTTTGGCCGGGAGGAGCCCGCCGAACCGGCAGACGGACAGCTTTTCTTAAAAGTAGAAGATGCCGACCATCCGTGGCGGTACGACAGCACGCTGGAGATGTACAGCAAAAACTCCGGCAGCTGGGCGGCGATCCCGCTGGAATACTGCCGCATCACGGCGGCAGGGCTGGGCAAGCTGTTCCGGCAGTGGGACACCGTGACCGTACAGGGCGCAGCCGCCGAAGCGGCAGGGCAGAGCCCGGAGCTGAATGGAGACCAAATCGTGTATGACGTGGGCGAGGACTGGCTGCGGGTGCGCTGCACCCCACAGGGCGAGTATTTCTACGGCACACTGGTGCAGAACGCCGCCGCCGCCCAGTGGCAGAGCATGGACGGCAAACAGCACCGCAGCGTGGAAGCCGCCCAGACGGTATCCATGGAGCGCCGGGTGCCGGAACTGGATTTTGTGACCGAGTGCGACAACCGGGTGTGGGGCTGCAACAGCAAAGAAAACGTTATCTACGGCTGCAAGCTGGGCGACCCCACCAACTGGTTCAGCTACCGGGGCATCGCCGCAGACAGCTACGCCGTCACCGTGGGCAGCGATGGTGCCTTTACCGGGGCAGCTTCCTGCATGGGCTATGCGCTGTTCTTTAAAGAGAATACCCTACACAAGCTGTATGGCTCCAAGCCTTCGGATTTTCAGCTTTCCAGCCTGCGCTGCCGGGGCGTGGCAAAAAACGCCGCCCGCAGCCTGTGCGTGCTGAACGAGACGTTGTATTATCTCTCGCCGGACGGCGTCATGGCGTGGGACGGCAGTCTGCCCACCAAGGTGTCCGGCGCGCTGGACGCTGCAAAGCTTTCCAACGTGCAAAGCGCTGTGGGTGGTGCGCTGGATGGCCGGTATTACCTGCACATCTCCCGGGAGGATGCCCGGCTGCTGGTCTATGATACCGAGAAGGGGCTGTGGAGCGAGGAGGACGTCTGCTCCTGCGATATGACCAGCACCGGTGGGCAGCTTTATCTGTGGGACGGACAGGTGCTGTGGGCGGCAGACCCCACCCGCGAGCCGGACTGGCAGAGCACCGACGGTGTGGAAACGGACATTCCCTTTGAACTGGTCACAGGCGATGTGGGACTGGACGGCACCGAGCAGCGGTACCTCTCCCGGCTGACTTTGCGGCTGGACGCTGAGTGCACCAGCACAGTAGAAGTGGCGGTGAGCTATGACGGCGGCGCGTGGGAGACAGTGGCCTCCCTTGCCGCCCAAGGCAGCCGCCGCAGCTATGACCTGCCCTTTGTACCCCGGCGGTGCGGGTCGCTGCGGCTGCGGCTGCGCGGCAAGGGGCAGATCACCCTGCGCGGACTTGTGCGCACCATCGCCCCGGCAAAGGGAAAAATATGGGAGGAGGATGCCTCATGGCAAGCATGAACGGCCTGAGCAAGCTGGGCCTGCCCAAGTTCAGCGATCACATGGACCCGGAGGATGCCCGGGCACTGCGCAGCTATCTGTACCAGATGCAGGAGCAGCTGCAGTATGTACTGACCAATCTGGATACGGAAAATATGTCCGACACCCTGCGCAGCAAGCTGCAGGGATTATAAGAACGAAAGGAGAATTATATGGCATCCAAAAAGAAGGAGGAACTGCTGCAGCCGGATATGCAAACGCAGGCACAGCCCGCTGCGCAGTCCACTTACAGCGCCGAGGGGCTGAACAGCCGCGCCGATGTGGAAAAGGCCATGGCAAACGTCAGCTACCGCCCCGGTCAGCAGGTGACCGATGCGGCTGACGCCCTGAAGCAGTGGCAGCAGAACCGCCCCGCAGACTACCAGAGCAGCTATCAGGATAAGATCAACAGCCTGCTGGGGCAGCTGCTGGAGCGGGAGAATTTTCAGTACAGCTACACCCGTGACCCGCTTTACCGCCAGTACGAGCAGCTGTATACCCAGAACGCCCACAATGCCAGCGCGGACGCGGCGGCGCAGGCTGCTGCTCTGACCGGCGGATATGGTTCCAGCTATGCCACCAGTGCGGCGCAGCAGGCCTATCAGCAGCAGATCGGCGGGCTGGCCAGCGCCATCCCCACCCTGTACAATCTGGCGCTGGATACCTACCAGAGCGGCGGCGAAGAACTGGTGAACCGGCTGGACCAGCTGAACGGACAGGAGCAGAACGCCCAGACCCTGTACGACCGTCAGCTGCAGGACTACTACACCCAGCTGCAGCAGAAGGGCGAAGCGTACAACGACGCCTATGCCAAGGACTACGGCCAGTATCAGGAGCACCTGAACCGGCTGGACACCCTGCACGGCTACTACACCGCGCAGGAGCAGGCGGAAATCAGCCAGCGCCAGCAGACTTTCAATAACATCATGACGGTGTTGGGCGTCATCGGGGACGTGGTGCAGCTGGCCATTACCGGCACCACCGGTCTGGGCACGTTGGCGGGCAGCCTGCTGAACACCGGGTACAACATCTACGCCGGCAACCGCGCCTACGAGGCCGAGCGCGCCGATACCCAGTGGAGCCAGCAGATGCAGGAAAAGCAGCGGCAGGACGCACTGACCCAGCAGCAGTACGACAACACCGCCAGCGAGCGCGCCTATCAGGATGCGCTGAAGCAGCAGGCCTTTAACAACAACGTGACCAGTCAGAAGCTGAACATTGCCAAGGGCGAGTGGGCACTGAAGCAGGCTAACGCCCAGCAGAAGGCCGCACAGGCCGCCAGCAAGGCAGCGGCTGCGAGGACAAAGTCCGGAAGCTCCAGCAGCGGAAAGGCCACCGGCGGCAGCGGTTCTGCCTCCGGCGGCAGCCGCAGCGCCGTCAGCGCCGGAGTGCCCTACACGGCAGCGCTGCTGCGCAGTCAGGGCAAGAACGATGTAGCCATCACCTCCGCCCTGCGGCAGGAGGGCTATACCCCCGCCCAGATCGCAAAGATCATACAGGAGATGAATAAATAAGAGAAAAGGCACCCCGGCAAAGCAGCTGCTTTGCCGGGGTGCCGTACTTTTGTAGTATTCCACCAAAAGAAAAAGTCCGCTGTTTTGAACAGCGGACTTTTTGGTGGGGTGCCCAGTGGGACTCGAACCCACGGTCTCCAGATCCACAATCTGGCGCGTTAACCGACTACGCTATGGGCACCACATAGATGCGCCCGAAGGGACTCGAACCCCCGGCCCACTGCTTAGAAGGCAGTTGCTCTATCCACCTGAGCTACGGGCGCACGTTGTTATCCCATTGGGTTCCTTTATGGCGGCAGTCGTGTGTCGGCACACGCTGCGAGAAGTATAATACCATACGGAACCCGGTCTGTCAAGAACAATTTGAAAAAAGTTTCGGATTTTTATGCGGCGCAG